GAGTGCCATACGAGGCCTCAGACCTATCTAGTGCTGAGCGTGTAACGCACGCTATAAATATGTCTCACAACGAAATCAAAAAACAACAGCTTTCTGGTTTTTATGCAGATGTAGATGTTAGTAAGCAGTCATACGATTCTAGCGAATCAGATATAGAAGCAGAAATAGACAAGCTTCAAGGCATTAAGGGTAGCTATGCAGAAGATCGGGACCACACAGTTTATGAGGTTCATTGTATTTTAGACCTAGAAGGGTTTGAGGATATAGCAGAAGACGGCGAGCCCACAGGATTAAAACTACCTTATATTGTCACAATAGACGAACAATCAGAGCAAGTTTTAGCAATACGAAGAAATTACAACGAAGGCGACCCATATAAAAACAAAATTAACTTTTTTGTACAATATAAGTTTTTACCTGGCCTTGGTTTTTATGGATTAGGTTTATCCCACATGATTGGCGGTATATCAAAAGCCAGCACATCGATACTAAGACAGCTTATAGATGCTGGTACGCTAGCTAATCTACCAGCTGGTTTTAAAGCCAGGGGTATGAGAATAAGAGATGAAGACGAGCCGTTACAACCAGGTGAGTTTAGAGACATAGATACAACGGGAGGATCTTTAAGAGAAAACCTAATACCGTTGCCAATCAAAGAGCCAAGCAATGTACTTATGAGTTTGCTTGGTATTTTAGTAGATTCAGGAAAGCGTTTTGCAGCAATAGCTGACACAAACATAGGCGATGCCAATGCGGCAATGCCAGTAGGTACTACCGTAGCTTTATTAGAGCGCGGAACAAAAGTAATGAGCGCGATTCATAAACGGTTGCACTATGCTCAGAGACTGGAATTTCAATTACTTTCTAAAGTATTTTCCGAATATTTACCCCCTGATTACGGATATGAAACAGGTACTGGGCCTAGTGCAATCAAACAAACTGACTTTGACGACCGCATAGACGTTATACCGGTTTCAGATCCAAACATTTTTAGCCAAAGCCAAAGAATTACTTTAGCTCAAGAGCTGTTACAAATGGTCCAAAGTAATCCGGAAATACATGGCCCGCTTGGTATGTTTGAAGCTTACAAAAGAATGTATGCAGCCCTGGGTGTTGACAATGTAGAAAGCTTACTGCAACCACCAGCTGACACAACGCCAAAACCAATAGACTCAGGCTTAGAAAACAGTGGTTTGATGATGGGGCAACCACAACAAGCTTTTGAATCACAAAACCATCAATCACATATTGAGGCGCACAGAAGTTTATTTTTGACCCAGGTGGTGAAGGAAAACCCACAAATTCAATCTATTATTATTAGTCACTGTATGCAGCATTTGCAGTTTATGGCAGCGCAAATAGCGCAACAACAGATACCGCCAGAGGTACAAGAGCGTATCCAGGCAGTACAAGAACAAATGCAACAGCTACCGCCAGACCAGGCACAAATGGCTGCGACAGAAATACAAATGATACAGGACCAATTTGCTGCACCGATACTAGCTCAGCTTACACAAGAATTTTTACAATCTATTGGCCAGGGAGGATCAGAAGATCCGTTGGTTGCAATACGTCAACAGGAACTAGACCTTAAAGACAAACAATTAGATCAAGAGCAAGTGCAGTTTGAAATAAAACAAGGACAGCGCGGCGAAGAAAAATTGTTAGAAAACGAAATACAGCGTCAGCGCATAAATGTACAAAAAGATGTTGCAGATGATAAACTGGATGTGTCAATTCAACGATTGAAGCAGCAAGCGGACCTAAAGCTGCTTGAATTGGAACAGAAAATGAGAAGCTAGGTCCAGGAGTGATAATATGAATAGTGACAGGGTAGATGAAATTGCAGCGTTAAGAGAGCAAAAAAAACTGGACCGACAAGCAGAGATTGAAGCAAGAGAAGCTAAAGAAGCTGAAGAGGCAAAATCACACGCAGCGAATATGGAAAGGATAGCCAAAAAAATGGCTAAAATAGAAGCTGGAAAAAACGCAGTAGTAGAAGAGCCGGTTGTTGAAGAGCCGGTTGTTGAGGAAGTTGAGGAAGTTAAGGAAGTTGAGGTAGCTCCGGTTAAAAAGCCAGCAGCTAAGAAACCAAAACCAGCACCTAAAAAGAAAGTGGCCGCCGTAAAAAAACCTACGGCTAAAGCTAAAGGAAAGCCGAGAGGCCGACCAAAGGGTTCTAAAAATAAATAGGAGAAGTTATGGCTATTAAAAAAGTGCCAAACAACAAGTCTTTTGATAAGCCCAATCCAAATGCGATTGGTAAAAACAAAGGCGTTACCTCTATTGTCGATATGAAAGGCAAAGGAGCAGCGACCAAAGGCTTGAAGTTTAAAGTAAGAAATTAACTTATATGGAAGATCTTACATACTTTGATGTTGTTAAAAAGTTAATCAGAGAACGTGAAAAACAGATCTCTGAGACACTTATGTCCGGAGCACTAGAAAGTATAGAACATTACAAATTTTTGCAAGGCGAGCTAAATGCGTTATACTATATTGAAGGTGAACTAAAGGAACTTAACAAGGAAAAATAGTATGGCAAAATCAGAAACAGTTTTAGACGCTTATGTGGACCAAGACGACAGAGTGTTGGACCCCACAATTCTAGAACAATCTGCTTTGGAACGTATGCCCCAACCAACCGGTTGGCGTATGCTTGTACTACCTTATGGTGGTAAAAAGAAATCAGATGGTGGTATTCTTCTTACACAGCAGACCATAGACAAAGAAGCCCTGGCAACAGTGGTTGCTTATGTTGTTAAACAAGGACCTTTATGTTACGGAGACAAAGATAAATATGGCGAAGAAAAATGGTGTGAAGAGAAACAATGGGTACTCATTGGCCGTTATTCTGGCGCTAGATTTAAGTTGGACGATGGCGCAGAGGTCCGAATAATTAATGATGACGAGGTTATCGCCACAATCTTGAATCCTGATGATATACTGAGCGTGTAATTATGATAGAAAATGCAAACCTAGCTGAAGAACAAGAAATCGAGATTAACGTCGAAGAAGATGCTGTAGTAGAAGCACAGCCTAGCCCAGATGAAGAGCTAGAAACTTATACTAAATCGGTTTCTAAAAGAATTAACAAGCTGAACGCTAAAACACGCGCAGCTGAAGAAAGGGCGCAAATGGCTGAGCAAATAGCCTCACAGCGCGAGGCCGAGATCCAGGCCCTAAGAAACCATTCCCAGATACAAGCCGGCACGGTTTTGCAAAAAGAAGAAGAAGCTATACTTGCAAAAGAGCAACAAGCTGACGATTTGTACAAAAAAGCTGTACAGTCTGGCGATGCTGACTTAATGAGCAAAGCAGATACTTTAAAAAGTGATCTCAGTATTCAGAAAGAAAAACATAGGCTTGCAAAAAATAGACAAGACCAAGAGACAGCTCAATACCAACAACAAATACAAAGCCAGCCAGTACAGCAACAAGCTCAGCCTGTAGTGGAGCCTACAAACGAGGCATTATCTTGGTATGAAAACAACAAATGGTACGGAGATGCAGAAGACCAGGGTAATTTAGAAGCTACCCAATACGCATACTTCCAACACTATAATCTAATCAACGAAGGCCATGAGCCAGACAGTGATGATTATTATGAAGAATTAAATAATAGAATTTATAAAGTTTACCCGCACTTGCAAAATGCAAGTGTTAGTAAAGACGCGCAAGTAGAAGCTAAACCCTCTGTGCAAAGAGTTGCTTCAGCTACTGTAGGAAGTGGTCGTCAAAAAACACAAGGCAAAAAAAATGGCGTGACGTTTTCTAAGTCAGAAGTAGAACGCCTTAGAGGGCTAAAACCTCATAACATGAGCGAAGAAGCTTGGTTAAAAAAGGTTGCAGCTGAAAAGCAACGAATTGCATCTAGGGAGGCAATATAATGACTGAAGAAAAAAAAGTTACTGCTAACAGAAACTCTCGTGACTCCGAGGCTCACGATAAAGAATCTCGTAGAAAACCATGGCGACCAGTAAGAAGGTTAGAAACGCCGCCGGCTCCTCCAGGGTATACATACCGTTGGATAAGGGAGTCAATGTTGGGACAAGAAGATCGCGCAAATGTCAGTAGACGTTTGAGAGAAGGTTGGGAACTCGTAAGAGGTACAGATCTTCCAAGCGAATGGGAATTACCAACAGCGGACGATCAAAGCCGACACGCTGGTATCGTTTATAATGAAGGATTACTTCTTGCAAAAATACCTAACGAAACCGTTAAAGAGCGCCGCGAATATTACCAAGGTAAAAGTAGAGACGCTGTAGATGCACTAGACAATTCAATGTTTAGTGAAACTAGAAGAGACGGTAAGTATGTTAAGTATGATCCTCAAAGGGATTCAAGAGTATCTTTTGGCAAAAAATAACCGTACAGAAATGTACTTAATCATTTAGGAGACAAAAAATGGCGAATAAAGACGCTTCTTTTGGACTAAAACCTGTGAAAATGATTGGTGGGGCCCCGTATAATGGCGGGCAGTCACGTTATAGAATTGCTGCAAACTATGGCACGAGTATTTTCCAAGGTGACTTGGTAATGCAAGTTACTGGCGGCGGTGTAGAAATACACGCTGTTAGTGGTACTGTACCATTGGTTGGAGTTTTTAACGGCTGCGAGTATACAGACCCAACAACAGGCGAACAGGTATTTAGTAACTACTATCCAGCATCTACGAATGCTTCAGATATTATTGCCCACATCATTGATGACCCTATGGTCGTATTTGAGTGCCAGGCAGATGAAGCTTTCCCTGTTGCGGATTTACTAGGTAACTTCGATGTTATCAAAACAAACTCTGGTTCTACCAAGACTGGTATTTCTGGAGACGAGGTTGATGTATCTACAGGTGCAACAACCGCAACTTTACCCCTGAAAGTAATTGATATTTCTCAGGATCCCAATAACCAAGACGTAGGCTCGTCCAATACTAATGTGTACTGTGTTATACAGAACCATGTGTTTGGTGCGAAAGCTGCGGGTCTAGCATAAGGAGTAACTAAATGGCTATTTCAAGAGCACAATTAGCGAAGGAGCTAGAACCAGGTCTGAACAGTTTATTCGGTATGTCATATGATGAATATACAAACGAATACGCTGAAATCTTCTCAGTCGAAGACTCTCAAAGAGCTTTCGAGGAAGAAGTTTTAATCACAGGCTTTGGCGGCGCTCCTACAAAAACGGAAGGTGGTTCGGTTGATTTCGACCAGGCTACTGAAAGTTACACTAGCAGATACACGCACGACACTGTTGCGCTTGCATTTGCTTTAACAGAAGAGGCTGTAGAGGATAATCTTTACGACTCTTTAGGTAAAAGGTATACAAAAGCATTAGCGAAATCGATGGCTAACACCAAAGAAGTCAAAGGTGCTGACGTACTCAACAACGCATTCTCTTCCGATCATACAGGTGGCGATGGCGTATCTCTTATTAACACTGCGCACGTCCTAGCGGGCGGTGGCACAGCTGCTAACAGAGCTACATCAATGGCCGACCTAAACGAAACGAGTTTAGAGGACGCTTTGATTGATATTGCTACTTACACAGATGATCGAGGTTTGACGATTTCTGTCCAGGCAGACAAGCTTGTGGTACCACCACAGCTGGTTTTTGTTGCTGACAGAATCTTAAACTCACAGGGAAGACCAGGGTCTGCTGATAATGACTTAAACGCAATTAAGAACACTGGTGTTCTTTCTGGCGGTTACACAGTTAATCATTATCTAACTGATCCAGATGCTTTCTTCCTTCTGACTTCTGTAACATCCCAAGGCGAAGGCCTCAAGATGTTCCAAAGAAGCCCGATGGAGACATCTATGGAGCCTGACTTCACGACTGGTAACATCCGTTACAAAGCTCGTGAGCGTTACAGCTTCGGCTTTAGTGACTGGAGAGGAATCTACGGTTCACAAGGTGCATAACGAGTAGCAGCGTTAACTGTTATAGAAAGGGACCTTCGGGTCCCTTTTTTTATGCCTAAATTAATTAACATATATTTGTATAAAAACTTGCACATAACGACACGATATGTATAATAGAGGAGTAAGTTAAATAAACCGGAGAAAGAAATGGGTATTCATGTGAACATTTATCAACAAGCAAGAGAAGAAGACACTTGGTTGGGCAAAATAGATTGCACTATGGGCGGTGAGTCTAGTTACGCAAAGGGATTTACTGTGGTAAACGCAGAAGGGCCTTTTGAAGCGTGCGAAGACTATCCGGCTGCTGAGCTTGTAATGGCAGAGGTTGGTGGCGGTAGAAAAATCCTTAGATTGATACCGGTTTCTAAAAAAGAAAAATGGACTATGTTTGGCGGCAACTACGCCTCTACTTCTGACTCAAGATTTTCAGAGCTTTGCGAGAAATTACTTGGTGCAACTTTTTATGGTGCGGTTGCGGTTCACGATAGAGTAGAAGGTTAGGAGACGCGAGTGGATTTGAACTTAGATTGGTCAAAAGGTGAAAAGCAGTCGGACGGCCGTCTGCTTAAAACCGCCAAGCCTACGCCTGAATTTTGGGCGTTATGGAAAGTCAAAAAGACGGCCATCAAAAAAGCTGGTTACACAGTCAGCAAGATTGATGACGCTTGGCTAGTTACACACATGGTTGATGACAATGCTGCAATCGAAGACTCAGTGGCCACAAACTCAGATATACAAATACCTGTACCCGACGGCCTTGAGTATCTTCCTTATCAAAAGGCTGGCATTGCTTATGCCGCTGGACGCAATAACACTTTGATTGGTGACGAAATGGGCCTGGGTAAAACCATCCAGGCTATTGGTACAATCAATCTAACTAATCCAAAAACGGTCCTGGTCGTTTGTCCGGCGTCGTTAAAACTTAATTGGGAAAGTGAGATGGAAAAGTGGTTAGTATCTGAGCGCACAATTGATGTAATTAATGGTGGGCGTGAGCAAATACCGTCTAATCCTGACGTGGTTATTATTAACTATGATGTTCTTACTAAGTACGCCAAATCATTACAGTCTAGAACCTGGGACATGGTTATCATGGACGAAGTGCATAAGATCAAAAACCCAAAAGCTAAACGCACGGTTGTGGCAGTTAGCATCAAAGCAAGGCGCAAAGTGTTACTTACAGGAACACCTATAACCAACAGGCCCATAGAGCTACAGCCAATAGCCGGTTACCTTGATTATGATAGTTTTGGCAACTTTTTTAATTTTGCACGAAAATATGCCGGCGCATACAAAGGTCGATTTGGCTGGGACTTTAGCGGATCTTCTAACCTGGATGAGCTGCAAAGAAGGTTGCGCCAGTCTTTTATGATTAGAAGAAAAAAAGATGAGGTGCTCAAAGATCTGCCAGCAAAAGTGCGCCAGGTAATTGTGTTGCCAAGTAAAGGTTACACCCAGGAACTAACCAAAGAGTTTGATGCTTTGTCTGACGCGGTTGAAGAAACCAGCTTTGAAGAGGTGTCGTTTGAGAAAATGTCTGAGGTTAGGCATGAAATGGCTTTGGCTAAAGTAAACGATGTAGTGGATCATTTGATGGACTTGGAGCACCAGGTTGTAGTTATGGCTCACCACAAAGATGTTGTCGAGGGTATTAAAGAAGGCCTGGAAGCAGTGGGTAAAACAGTGGTTACTTTGACTGGCGATTGTAACCAGGCCCACAGACAAAACTCAGTGGATACGTTTCAGGCCGGTAAGGCAGACGTTTTCATAGGTACGATCGGGGCCGCGGGCGTTGGTATCACGCTTACAAAAGCAAGCCATGTAATTTTTGCAGAGCTAGACTGGGTGCCAGGCAACATGAGCCAAGCAGAAGATCGCTGCCATAGAATTGGCCAGGAAGACTCTGTGCTGGTACAGCACCTGGTTGTTGATGGATCTATTGACGCCAGGATGGCTGAAGCCCTGGTAGGCAAGCAAAAAGTGCTAGATAAAGCTCTTGATAACGTGCAAGTGTTAGATCAAAGCATTTCAATTAACGATCTTGCGGTTGGTGTCAAAGAAGTAGAAAAAATGTTCCACAATAAGAAACTAGCGCCACTAAGCAACGATATAGTAGAGGCAATGAGATCTTGCGCAGCTTACCTGGCATCTAGATGTGACGGTGCCTTGGAAGAGGATGGTCAAGGATACAATGGTCTAGATAGCCGATTTGGCAAGTCAATAGCACAACAATTGGTCTGGACTCCGGCCGTACAGCACGCAGCAAAGAAAATGTTAAAAAAATACAGAGAACAATTGCTCCAGGGCGGTTTATCTGTAGAATACAAATCCATCTACTAACCCTTCGGTAGATAGCTACCACTAGCACTTTCTCCAGGGACCTTCGGGTCCCTTCCTTTATTCTTGACGTTTTT